CACTTAACAAACTAATTGAATTACAAAAACAAGTAATCTTGACGGAGGCAAAATACATAAGTCTTCGTCAAGATTATGTTCGACTTCAAAATGAACATGAGAAATTAAAAGAAAAATCTGATGAGTGGAGTGCCCCAACTACCACTAGAAAATCGACCACTAAATAGTAGGAAGCTAGTTGTATATTCATGGCAAAACCTAGCAGTAGACAAGAACTCATCGATTATTGCCTAAGACAGCTGGGTGAGCCTGTTTTGGAAATTAACGTTGACGATGATCAAATTGATGATCTCGTCGATGATGCAATTCAGTATTTCCAAGAGAGACACTTTGATGGTGTTGAGAGAATGTATCTCAAACACCAGATTAATCAGGATGATATTGACGAAGCTAGAAGTAATACTGTATCAACTGTTGGTTTCTCTTCCCAAGTTTTTAATGGTGAGAGATCTTCTGTTGTAAGTCTTAGTGCAGATAATATTACTATTGCCAATCATGGTTTAACTACTGGGTCTCCTGTTTACTATAGTTTTGCAGGAGCTGGACACACATCCATCGGTATTGTAACGACTTCTGTTGCAGGTGTTGGTACTACGTCATTCCTTGGTATATCAACCACTAGTGTTCAATACTATGCGATTGCAGATAACAGAAATCAAATTAGACTTGCAACAAGTAAGTCAAATGCCTCTAGTGGTATTGCAGTAACGTTCAGCACCGTTGGTGTTGGATCAACTCACTACATTACAACAAGAACCGAATTTACTGAGGCAAGAAACTATATTGAAATTCCAGATCACGTTATTGGGATCAACGGTATCTTCAGGTTTGATGATAATACCATTACTCAAAACATGTTCAGTATTTCTTATCAGATCTTCCTGAATGATGTTTATAACTTTAGCTCCATTGAGATGTTGACATACTCAATGACTAAAGAGTATTTGGAAACAATTCAATTCCTCATAAGCCCAGACAAGAAAATTAGATATAACAAACGCGGAAATAGGTTGTATCTTGATCTTGATTGGAAGGGTGTTGCATCAAACGAATATATTGTAATTGATTGTTTCCGTGTTCTGGATCCATCAGAGAATGAAAGAGTTTATAACGATAGTTTCCTGAAAAAATATCTCACTGCACTGATCAAGAAACAGTGGGGTGCGAACATGAGTAAGTATACAGGTGTAAAACTCCCAGGTGGAATTGAACTCAATGGTCGTCAAATTTATGAAGATGCACTGAGAGAGCTTGCAGAAATTCAACAAAGAATGACCTTTGATTATGAACTTCCTCCTCTTGACATGATCGGCTAATGGCTTTAAATCCGTTCTTCCTACAAGGTTCTCCTGGAGAACAAAGATTAGTCCAAGACCTCATCAACGAACAGTTGAGGATGTATGGGGTTGATGTTTATTACATGCCCAGAAAATTTTTGGGTACAAAAACGGTCATCAAAGAAAATGTCCTTGCAAAATTTGATGATAACTTTGTAATTGAAGCTTATATTCAAAACTATGAAGGTTTCCAAGGATCTGGAGACCTGATGACTAAGTTCGGTATCAGAACTACGGATGAACTTACTCTGGTCATTTCAAAAGAGAGGTATGAAGACTTTGTAACTCCTTTCTATGCAGCTAATCCAACTGAAGAGTTACTGGTAACAAGACCAAAAGAGGGAGATTTAATTTACTTCCCACTCTCCGATAGTTTGTTTGAGGTTAAGTTTGTAGAACATGAAAATCCATTCTATCAACTTGGTAAACTCTACATGTATCAACTCACATGTGAGTTGTTTGAATACGAGGATGAAGTCATTGACACAAGTATTGAGGAGATTGATGATAATGTGGAGGATAAGGGTTACATTGCAACTCTCACATTAGCTGGTATTGGTGTAACTGCAACCGCTACGGCAGGAATTTATACAGGTGCAGTCAATCAAATTATCCTTATTAATGATGGATATGGGTATACTAGTCCGCCGGCCGTTGCAATTTCAACTTCTCCCGCAGGTGCAGATGCAGCTAACGCAACAGCAGTTGCTATTACAACAAGCAACGCTGGATCTGGATCTACTACATATTCTATTAAACAGGTTCTGATCACTAATCCTGGTTACGGCTATACACAACCACCAACAGTTACGTTCAGTGGTGCTGGCGGGTCTGGGGCACAGGCTAGGGCTGGTATTGGATCAACGGGTGTTGCATATATTAGAACTGATGGTGCTGGATTCCTCAGAGGTGGTGCTCAATATGCTACTCCACCCATTGTCTCTATCTCAACTTCACCATCTGGTCTCTCCACTGCAAATGCCACTGCTGTTGCTGTTGTAAGTGCTGCAGGAACTATTTCTGGACTTAGACTTAGTAATGCTGGATTTGGATATACTGAGGCACCAACAATTACAATCGCAGCTCCATCAGCATCTGGTTCTGGTGTTGGAACTGGCAACTTTGTAATTAATGAGGTTATTACTGGAGAGAGCTCACTCTCTACGGCTCGCGTTAAATCTTGGGATAAGAGTAATAGAGTTCTCAAGATTTCTAACCTCACTGGAAACTTTGCACTTGGAGAGATTATCGTTGGTAGTGCAACAACAGTAAGTCATCCTGGTATTGGTACAACAGGGAGATATGCAATTAAGTCTGCCGTATATGATGATCAGTATGATGCATATGCAGAAAATATTGCAATTGAAAATGAAGCTGACGACGGAATATTGGATTTCACAGAAATAAATCCCTTTGGGGAATTCTAAATAAACATAAAAACCAATGTTCGGCCAGTACTTCTATCATGAGATCCTGAGAAAAACCGTTATCGGTTTTGGAACTCTGTTTAATCAAATTGAAATTCGTCACTCAGATGACAATGACAGTGTACTGAGTACGATGAAAGTGCCATTGGCGTATGGGCCAATGCAAAAGTTCTTGGCCAAAATTGAACAACAACCATCTCTGAAAGGAAGACCTGCGATCACTTTGCCTCGCATGTCATTTGAGATGACTGGTATTAATTATGATTCCACTAGAAAGGCTGCAATAACTCAAACCTTTAAAACATGTGGCTCAGGAACACTGGCTAACATGAAAAAGGTTTACATGCCTGTTCCATATAACATTTCATTTCAACTTAGTATTGCAACAAAGTTGAATGATGATATGTTGCAAATCTTAGAACAAATTCTCCCATATTTCCAACCAGGATTAAATATTACTATTAACCTCGTCTCTTCTATCGGGGAGAAGAGAGATGTTCCCATCATTCTTGAGAACATCAACATGACGGATGATTATGAGGGAAGTTTCGATAACCGTCGTGCAATGATTTCGACGTTGACATTTACAGCCAAAACTTATCTCTTTGGTAAGATCGCAGATAACTCCGATGGTCTTATCAAGAGAGTTCAAGTTGATATGTTTGATGATACTAATAGGGTCACTGCAAAGAGAACGCAGAGATACGCTGCAACTCCTAGAGCCCTTAAAGATTATAATGATGATGCGACAACCGCGATTAATGCAGATTTCACTGCAGAACAAACTCAGATGTCGGTAAACGATGCATCAGGACTTAGCGTTGACGATTACATTGTTATTGATAGTGAAAATATGCAAATCCGTTCCATCAGCGGAACGAATGTCACCGTTTACAGAGCAGTTGATGGAACTACAGCAACTGATCATGCTGCTGGATCTATTATAAATCTGATTAGTGGCTCTAGAGATGCATCCTTGCCTCTCACAGGAGATGATGCTCTTATCGTCACTGGTGATGATTTTGGTTTCAATGAACTCACATCATTCTACCAAGACTTCCAAGAGTACTCTCCATCACAAGGAACTGATGTTTAATTCTGAGGAACAACAATGGCGTTTGATGATATCGGGAAAGCACTTGACATTCTTAAAGATGACGGAGGCAGTGAGATTGCCCCTGTTAGCGGCGATGTACAAGTCCCAAGACAGCGAGAAGAAAAACCAGACCTGAAAAGAGACTACGAATACACAAGAGGTCAGTTGTATTCGTTGATCGAAAAAGGTCAGGAAGCCATTGATGGGATCATGGAGATCTCACAAGAACAAGGCTCTGCGAGAGCTTATGAAGTTACTGGGCAACTAATTAAGAGTGTGGCTGATGCCACAGATAAATTATTAGACCTACAGAAAAAAATGAGAGACATTGAGGATCCTAAAGAAAAAGGACCTAGTAATGTTACCAACGCACTTTTTGTAGGGTCAACTGCTGAACTTCAAAAGCTACTCAAAAAAGGAAAGTTAGATGACTGAAGAAATTAAAGAATCTCCTAAAGAGGAGGTTAAAGAGGTAGAAAAGAAGAAGGGTCCTTTCGCCAAGCTTAAGGAAGCTGCTGATGACCATGAAGGTCAGTTGGAAGCAATCAGCACCATGGTCAGACTTGGTATTCTTATCTGGTCTGGTGGTATTTTGACTCTTGCTTATATCAAACTTCCTGCTGCATTGGGCATCCCTGAACAGAAACTTGACCCGACTTTCATCGCGTCTGTCTTTACTGGGGTGCTCGCTACCTTTGGCGTCCAGACGGCAAAGAAGAATGGCGATGGCACATTCAAGGGCGTTGCTGGCGGCGGTGTCTCCAAGGCAGATCTTGAGAAACTGATTGCCGCAGCAGCACAGACAGCACCTGCCCAGACTATTCGTATTGAACAAGCACCAATTCAAATTGCCACTGCACCTAAGAAGGACGGTGAGCCACCCGTAATTCCTACTATCTAAAACCATGCAAAAACTTATTAATGT